TGCCTACACAGGCTGTTAGCGTGGCAGAGATCGTGGAGGATGAGGGATGAGCTACGCGACACTCGCCCAGTTCAAGGCGGCCGTGGGGATCACCGACTCGACCGATGACACCGCGCTCCAGAATGTGCTGGACGCAACCGACACGCTGATCGACTTGTACTGCGACCGGAAGACTGGCTTTGGTCAGGCGACCGAGACGCGCTTCTACACGACCGATGCCTACGACTATGTGCTGACCGATGATCTCGTGAGCGTCACGACGCTGACCACCGACGATCTCGAAGACGGCACCTACTCAACGACCTGGACTGCCGTGACTGACTTCCAGCTCACGCCAAAGAACTACAACCTAGACGGCCTGCCATATACCGGCATCAGCCGCAGCAACGCCTTCCCTAAGAACTTCCCTAAGGGCATCTTCCTTGGTGTGAAGGTGCTTGGCGTGTTCGGCTTCCCTGCCGTACCAGCGAGCGTGGTTCAAGCAGAAATCATCCAGGCAAATGCTGTGTTCAGCAGCCGCACAGCAGCATTCGGCGTGATCGGTTCGGCTGACCTTGGCGGCATCCTGCGGATGAGCCGCGCCCTGCACCCAGAGGCGGCGCTACTTCTAGAGCCGTACCGCAATCGCGGTGGATTGGCAGTCTGATGGCACTTGGTAATCGCTACGACTTGGAGATCAAGCAGGGCGCGACCCTCTCGTTGACTGCTACTTGGAAAGACTCTGCCGGTACGGCCGTCAACCTGACTGGCTACACGGCGCGTCTACAGGTTCGAGCAACCTACGATTCATCCTCCACGATTCTGAGCCTGACGAGCGCCGCCGGTATTACGCTCGGCGGAGCTGCTGGCACCATTGCAATCACCGCTAGTGCCACAACGACCGCTGCGCTCACTGCGCCGTTCTCAGGTGTCTACGATCTTGAGCTGGTCTCAGGAGGCGGAGAGGTCACGCGACTATTGGAGGGAACCGCGACCGTCTCGCCTGAGGTCTCTCGATGAGCGTAACGGTCACCAAGACCGAGCAGACGGTCACGGTCGAGCAAGGTAATCAAAGCGTCACGCTGACTCCAGTCACGCAGACGATCACCCTCAGCGCCGCAGGGCCGCAGGGCGCATCTGGCGCAGCAGGTGCAACTGGTGCTACTGGTGCTACTGGCGCGACTGGCGCGACTGGATCGTCTGGGATCATTGCGGTCAATGCGCCGCTTACCAATGCCGGTACGAGCAGCAGCGCCAACCTCAGCGTCTCTGCCGCATCGACTTCCGCCTCTGGCGTGGTGCAGCTCAGCGACTCAGTCAGCACTACGAGCAGCGTGCTTGCCGCTACGCCAACTGCCGTCAAGACGGCGTATGACATTGCCACGGCAGGGTGGGAGGCATTCAACTTTGGTACGGCTGGCATCGTCGCAACGCATCCGCGTTTTGCGCTTACGACCAACACCAGTTCTTCAAGCGGAGTAATCCACCACAACAGAATCATTCCGCATAAAGATTTCACCGTTACCAACATTGCCTTCGTCAGCGGCGCCTCAGCGGCAACAGTGCCAACACTTATGCGCTTTGGCATCTATACGCGCAGCGGCACGACCTTCACACTCGTCGCTCGTACGGCATCAGACACGACAATCTTCAACGCAACCAACACCAAGTTCACTCGTGCGCTCAACACCACAGGTGGCTACCCTGCAACCTATACAATGATCGCTGGCACCGAATACTTCCTTTCGGTGATTCAGGTAGCGAGCACGGCAGCCAACACTCTCGCCTCTTCGGCGCGAACGACCTCTGCAAATACAGCAACAGGCGCGCATCTCTATCAACAGTCTTCTCAGACAGACCTTGTGACACCATCAACAGGCACTGTAAGTACGACTGGCGGCGGATTCTATGCGGAGGTCTCCTAATGCCAGTCATCACTGAGCCAGCCTACCTAGACGAGCAGACTGGTATGCTCACCGAGATCGTCCGAGACGCAGAGACTGGCGAGATCATCGGCAAGAATGAGCGGATGCCTGAGGAGGCCCCAGAGTGACTGACCTAACCATCCTTGATGCCATCGCCGACCAGCTCGCCTCAGTCAATCCACCTGCCGGATACACGCTCAGGAAGGTCTACGCCACGCCACCTGAGAACCTGCCGACCACGCCTTCCATCGTTCTCTTCCCAGGCGGAGATCAGATCAGCATCGGCAACGGCAACCGCACCACGGTGCTGACGGTCAACATCGTCATCTACCTGCTACCCATCCCACGGATGGATGAGAAGTACCGCGACCTCTACACCTGGCGTGCGTGGCTACGCACCGTCTTCGATGGAGCTGTGACGATTAGTGGAAACGCGGCGCAGGTGGCGGTCACCGGTACTACACTCGGCACAGATACTTACGCCGATCAGGACTACCTGACGGTACAGGCAGCAGCGGAAGTCACGGTGCTAGACACCGTGGCGTTCACCGCGTAGAGCAAGGAGAACTGAGAAATGCCAACTTTCGGCGCAAAGGCTCTGACGCGAATCGCTACTGCGTCGCAGGCCGCATTCGGAACCGCAGCTGCAATCGGCACCGCGACCGGCGAGATCCTCTTCAGCGAGACCATCGGATCGCTCGACCTGGGCGTGACCGTTGATCTTGGTGAGACCATCTCCGTTGGCAAGCGCACCGCGATTCAGGCGAGCCAGCCAATCATCACCGGCAAGGCTCCAATCCTGACCATCGCTGAGGGTCCTGCTTCGATGCGCACCCTGCCGCTGATCTTTGATGCCATCGGCGCAACCACGGCTGGCGCAGGGCCGTACACCTGGACCTTCTCGCCAACACAGGGCGATGTCGACACGCTCGTCTTCTACTCGTTCCTAGTCACCGACGGTGTGCAGAAGTATCTCGTGCGAGATGCTGTTCCAACCGAGATCACGATGTCAGCAGACGCAACAGGGCTGCTCCAGGCTGGTGCAACCTTCGCCGCAACGACTGCTGCGTCATCGGTGCTTGCCTTCCCTACGGCGATCCCTGCCAACCCATTCGTGCCTGGGCGCTTGATGAAGCTGAGCACCGACAGCAACTTCCCTGACAAGGCAGGCACAGGAGCGACCGACTACTCGTTTATCTTCAACTTCAACCTGTCGATTATGACTGGCGTTGGAATGGTGACGGCGCTCGATGGCAGCCTTACGGCCGCAACCGCAGCGCTGACCGGTGTGCTTGATGCAACGCTGACCTTCACGGTGGCGAGCAACACGGCTGGTGTCTCAACGACCTTCCCAATCACCGACATCGCCACCCAGAAGTACCTGCGTCTCTACGGCACAACGGCCGACAGCTACGGTGTGTTTATTCTCGGATCGTGGGAGATCGAGAACATCGTGCCGTTGTCTGCGGATAACGAAGGCGTGGTGGTCAATGAGGTCACCTGCCGACTGGCGTACGATGTGACCTCAGGCAAGAGCCTTGAAGTGATCATCGACTCGCCACTGGCAACAGCGCCATAAAGCACAGCGCCTAGGGCGCTAGTAGGAGGACCAATATGGCCGAGAATCGCACCATCGTTCTGGATGGTGACTTCGCAGGGTGGAAGGCTGAGATCAGGTCTGGCGTATCCGCAAGGATTCTGCTCGACCTCCAGTCAGCACTCCCATCCAAGGTGCTACCAGCGTTCGCTGCGCTGGTCGTATCGCACAACTTCAAGGGCATCAACGGCGAAGAGATCGCCGACATCCTTGACGCACCGGTAGAAGCGCTCACCGAGCTGATGACCCAGTGGGCAAAGGGCAATCAACTGGACCCCAAGTAAGGCTCGCTGCACGGCGGATGGCACACGGTCAGGCAATCGTGCCACCGCCAGAGATCATCTTCCACATCCTTGCCCAGAAGTTTGGGATGTGGCCAGACCAAGTGGCGAGCCTGCCGGTGGAAGAGGTGCTTGCAGCGTGGGCGCTCCACGCAGAGATGCAGCCGAAAGGTAAGTAAGTGGCGGTCAACGGTCTAGAGCTTGAGATTCAGGGCGATGTCCGCAAGCAGACCGACGCGCTCCAGAAGGCCTTTCTGGAAACGCTTGGCTGGAAGGGCATCCGCAAGCTAGAGCAGTTCGCCACCGTGAACGCAGCTCGCGCTCTTGCACCCTATGTGCGAGCTGCTGCACCCACCGACTCGAAGCAACTCGCCAAGGCGGTGCGTGGGCGCAAGTCTCGCATCACTCGCCCAGGTGCCATCGTCGGACCTGTGGGTGGCAAGCGCGGCACTTGGTACGGCTGGCTCGTCGTTAAGGGTACGAAGGCACACCGCATCCCTAAACTCACCGGCGGTCAGCAGGCAGGGCGCGCAGTCAACGCAACGCTGGATCGACTCGGTGCAGGTCACTCCATCTTTGGACCAACGCCAGGCTTCCTGCATCCTGGAACTCGTGGCGACAACTTCGTCATCAAGACCGTTGCCGCTAAGATCGAAGTGGGTAAGGACGCGATGGCAGCGACCATTGTCTTGCTGCTCAACGACGCAGCGAAGCGCAATCAGGTGCTTGGTCTAGAAGCCTCCTACAAGAACAAGACGGCGGCACGCTGGCAGACAGAACCGTGGGGCCGCTACTACAAGAATGCTGACTACCTTGAGTCGGTGTTCGGCTCCAACCGCAAGGGAACTCGACCTAAGGGAACCATCGTGACCAAGGGAACCGTTGACGGCGCATTGATGCAGCGCACCATCTTGGGAATCAAGGCAGCAAGGTAGGAATGAAGAATGGCTAATGTCGCAGTAAACGCAACGATCAGCGCACGAGACGCTGCCTCAGGCAATATCAACAAGGTCAACAAGAGCCTGAAGGCGCTCCAGTTTGGCTTTGCCGCAGCAGGTGTTGCCGCAGCTGCTCTTGCAAAGTTTGCGCTTGATGCGGTCAAGTCAGCAGCCGAAGACGAGATGTCGAATGCGCGCCTGAACGCTGCGCTGAAGGCACGCGGATTCCTGACTGACGATCTTGCCAAGAAGATCAAGCAGCAGACGGCCGCGATGGCTGGGCTTGGCATCACCGATGATCAGGTGCGTGCCGGTATCGAAGTGGGATCACGATTCTTCAAGGATCAGACCCAGATCCTGGAGGCAAACAGCGTCGCTGCTGATGTGGCCGCAGTCACTGGAGCGTCGCTCGCGGATGTTGTTGAGACCATCGGCAAGGGCGCACTGGGTCAGTTGAAGGGTCTGCGAGCGCTCGGTGTGCAGGTCAACAAGGGCGCTACGACGCAGGAGATCCTGAATGCTATCTCGGCAAAGTATTCAGGCATCGCCGCAGAGATCGCTGATACGACCGGCGGCAAGTTTCTCGCAGCCCAGGTGGCGATCAACGAGAAGATGGAGGAGTTCGGCTACCGACTGCTCCCAGCCGTGAACGCGGCGCTCGACTTTATGACAGGCACCGTGATCCCAACCGTGATCGGCGTGCTGGAGAATCTTGGCGAAGGTATTGGTCGGCTTGTCGATGATCACTTCGCGCCATTGCTGGAGACCGTTGGCGAGACAGGCGACCTGCTTGGTCTCAGCTTCCAGACTGACCAAGCAACCTACTGGGATAATGTCTTCTCGCCGCTGGCGAAGAACCTTGACATCATCAACACCGCGCTCGAACTGTTCAACACGCTCTACAAGGAGTTGATCCTCCTCACTGGCAATGTGATCCCAGTGAACCTTGAGTCGACAGGTACTGGGCTGACCGTTGATCCTGCCACTGGTATGACGATTCCAACTGGCGGTGCAGCTGGTGCTGGCACAACCACCGTCGTGACCACGGTCAACATCGGCACCGAGAAGGTCGACACCGTGATTGCTGGAGGCTTGCGTCGCATCAAGGCTGGCGGCCGTCAGTAAATGGCGAACCCATTTAGCCTGATCATTGCTGGAGTAGATAGCGGAGCGAACCTGCTTGACCTCCCTGCACCGACCTCAACGACCACGCCGTATGTCGATCTTGCCTCAGTGAGTATGACCCTCTCCGCAGACGGCTCGCCTGGGGCGATGAACTTCACCGTCATCGAGCCAAAGACTCCGAGTGGAAATCTGCCGTGGTGGCGCTCAGGTGGGGTCTACGACAACGCGCGCGTCCAGTTCTTTGACAGCCGCTACCACGCGACCACGCCGCTCTTCCTTGGCTACATCAGCAACATCGATGGCGAGATCCTAGAGAACGGCGTAGGCACACGCGCCACGGTGCAGGTCACTGGCGTGACCGGCTGGCTTCAGTCGACCATCGTCCGCAACGGCAACACTGGGATCAGGGCAACCTCATTCGTGGACTCGTTCACGCTCGGCACTGGTGAGGCTGGAGACAGCACCGCAACCACGGATCAAGCCATCATCAATGGGTTGCTAGCGCGAGTCGCTGCACAGCAGACTGACGCGACCACCTTGCAGCTGCTCAACACCGCCGTGATCAGCGGCAGCAACCGCGCCATCTACAGCGGCACCGCACAGAAGATCGGCAAGCAGACCTTCAGGGCGACCACCCTCCAGAGCGCGCTCGATCAGGTAGCAGAAGCGGCTGGCGGTCTCACGGATGTGCAGTACCGCATCTGGATCGACAATGACGGCCGCCTCAACTATGGACCGAAGCAGGTGGCGGCATCCTTCGCGACGGCTCCTGCCGAGATCGTCACCGACCCTGCCAACATCCAGACTGGTAGCGCCGCAAGCGTCACGCGCCTCTTCGCTCGCGACCTGCGCGTCAACCTGGACCACGACAATATCGTCAAGGGCATCTTCGTGATGGCTGACTCGGCGTATGCACGCTACGACAGCAACATCGTCTTCTCTGGCGCACCGACCAACGACCCATACTTCCGCACCTACAACGGCACCTTCTTCACTGCAACGGTGACCACGGCTGCTCGCACCGGCACGACCGCCACAATCACGACTTCACCAGCTCACGGCTTTGCTGTGTCGCGCAGCGTGACC